GCTTGCAAATGACGCAGTACCTTGTAATGACCCTGTAAATGAACCATTAAAGTCACCATTAAATGAACCTGTGTTACTTAAGAATTGGTCAACTCTATTTGCTGTTAATATAACTGAAGGAACGCCAGGATGTACACTTGATGATACTTCTGCTAATAATCTCATATCAGTATCAGCTGATGCCCATATAAGTTGATAATAATCATTGGTTGCCGATTGAACAAACCAGTTCCAAGATGCAACTGATTTATCATTATTACCCGTTAATGTTACTGTTGTTGCTGTATCTAAAAGGTCAATACCATTTTTTCTAATCCATATATCAACACTATCCGTACCACTATCTGTCTTATCTAATTGTGCTGAGAATTGAATATTATATACACCAGCATTTTGTGTTTTAATATATGTGTTGAATGGACTTAAACTACCACTTATTGAAACACCATTTGTGATTGCTGTTTCATTAAATGACATTGAGTTAGGAGTATTTGCTACAGGATTTAATTGGTTTGTAGTATCATAGAAACTACCATACGAACCTGTTGCAGTATTAAAACTACCTGTACCTGTTCCTGTTGAAGAAATTGTAACTTGTCCTTGACCACTTAATGGTGATACTATAATATTTGGTCCTGCTAATATTTGTGTTACACCACCATTTGATGCAAATGATGCCGTTTGTGCATATGAACTACTTACAGCAAAGTTACTGAATGAACCACTTATTGTATTTTGTGAGAATGAAGCAGATGTTGCATTGTTTGCATATGATGCAGATACCGCTTGTAATACATATGATGCTGTATTTGAATTAGTTGCTTGGGATGCAGATACTGCATTCTGTGATTGACTTGAACTAATAGCTGTTTGTGCAAACGATGCTGAGTTAGCATTACTTGCAAATGATGCGGTACCTTGTAAGTTACCAAAGAAACCTAATGATGATGTTGTTGCACCTGTTACATTTAAGTTACCCAATGGGATATTAACTACACCATTTAATGTTTGTGTGTCACCTGCTTCATCTCCCAATATGTTTGAACCACTTGAGAATATAATTGATGATGTTTGATATACTGTTTGTAAGTAAGTAATTGATGCTGACAATGCTGTGATTGAACCTGTAACAATTAAACTTCCTGATATTGTTTGGTTACCTTGAAATACATTTGAACCTGTAGTTGCATAACTACCTGTTCTTGCATCCATTGATGCAGTATAAGAATTAAAAGAACCTGTATCTAACTTCTGATTGATTTGATTTTGTAATGAACCTGTTTCAATTTCCAACGCATCTACACGTGCATCAATGGATGCTGTAAATGCATTGAATGATGCACTAGTTACTAATGAACTACTATCAACAGCGTTAATTGGTAACCCGTTTACTGTAAACGATCCAGTGATATTAACAGATGATGTTGATATTTGGAGAGGTAGGTTATTTCCTAAACCATCTTGAGTGTACTGTAGTGTTCCAGTAACTCCTGTGGTTGAATTAGCAAGTTTGATTAATCCCTGATAGGATTGACTTACATATAAATTCGTTAATTGTCCCATATATATTTATATATTTGTGTGTTTAAGTTTTAGACCAATCGGTGTTTACGTTCTTCCATAATTCAGCAACTTCTTCCCAAGTTAATCCTCTAATAAATGAATATTCAGGTAATACACATCTGTTATAATCATATTTCTGAATAAAGTGAAAATCTAACAACCATCCTGAAAGGACAGTTTCTGTTTTCTCATAATATGGACTAACTATTGCATCCCAACCTGATTCAAAATCTGAAAGATATAGTTTAGCAAAAAAGTCTTTTACTATTTCTAATTGGTCAGATAGTACATCTTGTTGATTTGATAAGTCATTGTTTAATTTATCTACAAAGAACACTTTCCATCCTAAATGTATTTGACCTGATTTTACGTGAGTACTATCGGGAAGAACATACATACGTGGATATTTTGGTTCCTTTTTAGTTATTATATCGTTTGTTAATTGTTCTACATCCCCAAATCCATATGAGTTTACTTGTAAGTGTAAGTCTGCAAATCTTTCAAACTCATCTAATACATATTTGTAACTATTATATTGTTGGTCCTCAGGGAATTGAAAGTTATTCAATACTGGTGGTGTACAACTGTTATAATCAAATGCAACTTGAAATGATAAGTTTAATGTCCATCCACCCAAGATTGTTTCAAATCTTTCTAAGAATGGAAATATATCAGGATCTTCGTCTACTACTAAATCCCAACTAAAATTACCTTGTTCTGCTGTAAATGATTGTAAAAGAATTGTCCAAACATCCATAACTGTTCTCAAAGTATCAGACATTACTTCTGTCTGATTGGATTGGTCATCATCAACTCTATCCATAATAATAATGGAAAAACGATAATGAAGACGGTTTTCATTTAATTGAACATTACCAGGAACCACATACATTCTTGTATATTTTGGTTCTTGTTTGGTTACAATATCATTTGTACACTGCGCCAAGTCACCAAACCCAAAAGATTGTATTTGTGGGTGGTTATAAGCTATAGAACTTAAATCCGCTAGTATCTGTTTGTAATTTATAGAGCTTGTGTTCATCCTATCTTTAAATATAAAATAATGTTAATCGTTATACGAATTATATCTTTCCTTCCATTTTCTTTTGTAACCTTATTTGTTCTTGGTCAAATGATATTAAATAACTCAATTGATTAAGTGATTCCATTATGTTTTTTTTATAGATGTACTCGTGTTTTGTAAAATCATTGTCAGCAATTTTGTTGACGACCAAAAACCAGCCGAACGACTTTTGGAAGGAATCTTGTAAATCATCCTCCACATTATCCATATCATCTTGATTGTTTCCCATTTCGATAGCTTCAAGGTCGAAGATGGTAGGGTAAAGTTGGAGAATGTCTTTGCGAATTTGATAAAAAAAAACTGTGCGCCAATCACGTACCTTACATCTAATCGTTTTTTAAACAATTCGGATCGTTCTTTCATCTTGGGTATATCATATTCTTCTATCTTAAAGTTATGTTCACTTATCTCTTCCACTATTGGTCTATACATAATTGCTGCAAGTATGTGTAATAAATCCAATAATTCATCTTCCTTCTTTGTTGAGATGGTATCCAAGTCAATAAATTCAGCAAAGGTTAAATCCCTCCAATTTGGAAAGAATCCATATTGTACTCCATCCAATTCAAATCTATCCACAAATTTGGTTGTTTCTGTTGTGGGTAATGATTGCATTATACGGTAAGCCAAATAATTAATTTCCTCATATCCACCCTCAAGTAAATCCTTTTGTGGTGCTCCCGATACAATACTAATTAACTTTGATGCAAAGTAATCCTCTGAGAACAAATCCTTAATCTTATAAATCTTAACATAATTCTCAATTGACATAAAGTCATCAATTACATATGGTTCACCTTCTATCTTAAATTTTATCATACAAATGCAATGGCATATCGGCCAGTCGATTTTAAATTCTTTATTTCAAAATACATCCTCATCATTAGTGCATCAGATAAATCGGGTGATTTACCCAATATCTTCTTCATATCATCTTTTGATTGAACTTGTACCTTATTATCTTTATCCACATCCTTTAGCTTAACTGCTAATAGTTCCTGTGTTAATTCATCTATTGTTGCAGGGTCCATAATGTTTAGACTTATCTTTCCTTCCTTAAACAATTCAGATAGTTTAATATAACATTGGGACTTTAAATTACTGAAGTTCTGTTCGTGTAATGGTCTTGAGTTGTTGACAAAGTTTGTACCTCTAATTTGGTCTGCAACTCCACCTCCAACGCCATCACTATCCACAATTACATTATTTGGGTGTACACCATACTTTGAAATAAGTTCCCTTATTTCGGACGATAATTCTGTGGTTGATAGTTTGGTATAGATAAGAACTTCTAATACAACCAGTCCATTCCAAACCACCGCCACGGACCTGTCTGAACCAAACCTTGCTACGTCCACGGAGATATACTTCTTATCGGTTCCTTGTGGAACACTTGAGAAAACACTATTGGATATACTATCAAAGTCAAATAGATTATCTGATTCATCCATATAGTTCCAATCACCTTCAAGTAGTCTTCGTTTCTGTGCTGGTGGTAATGACTTTAACATCTCAATATAAGATGGTGGTAAGTGTGGATTGTCAAGTGGTAGTGCTGGTACAAACGCTTTGTTTGATTCCAACGTATCCTGTATATATGGAAGATAGAACACTTTCTTTAACCATACTTGACCAGGGTTACAAGTCATCAATATCTTTGGTTGTAGATTATACTCTGTTAGTTTAAATCTCATACGAGACTTTAGTATATTATAAGCCAATTGACTAATCTGTGCTGCTTCATCTACAAAGACTGCTGTAAGTTCCAAACCTCCCAATGAATCAAAGTTAGGGTCTGATGGTTGGTATGCTAAATCCTTTAATACTATCTCAGACTTATTTGTGAACGTTATAACATTACTTTGTCCGTTATATACATAATGTTCCCCTGATTTTAATCCCATTGATTGTAGGGTCTCAAATAAAGTATTAAGAGTTGTTAGTTTTAATTGTTGTAATACTGTTCTTCCTATTAAACATCTAATCCCTTGATATTTTAAACATAATGTGGTAATCCATAAACAACCTAACCAAGACTTTCCCGCGCCAGCTGAACCTCCGTATAATACTTCGTTAGTTATATTATCCATTAGGAGTTTCCACGCTTGGGATTGTTTCTTTGTTAGATTAATGTTTACTTCCATATTAGTCTTCTCTTTTATCAAATAGGTCTTCTACTTTAGGACCTACACCATCCTCAACAACTGCAACCTGATTAAGGTATGCATACTTATTCACCATCCTATCAACATAAGTCTTTATTTGATCCTCAGTCATATTCTTGGTCCTTTCAATAAATTCCTTATGAATCTTTTCTCTTAATCTTTCTTGTTGTCTTTTGTACCTTCTATTTGCTGACATATTTTTTATATTTTAATCCTGTTGGTCTATTCTTAGTTTTCCACGGTTTTGGTTGGGAGTATAAACATCCACACGATTTTGTTTTGTTATGCATAACGTGACCAATCATTATTGTTTTAACTTTACCACACTCACATTCAAAAACTCCCATCCTTATTTTTGTAAAACCTTGGTATCTTGGTTCATCTTCTTCCAAGTATGTAAGTTTATTAAACTTTTGATTGATTGATATATTTAATTTTCTACTCATATTATTATTAATTTAAATACATAAAATTATAAGCTGACATATCAATTATGTCAATATCGTTATTTATATCACGATCCCATTTATCAGGGTCGTTTTTACTGTTACAATCTGATCTTCCTCTTTTACATCTATTCATCCAATCTTCTTTTGTTTTACTGTGGTAATGATTTATATACGCAACATCCATAGGACCATTTGGATTGAATGGACCATTAAATCTGTGACCATTTGTATCCATTGATAAATTATCAGTGTTGTGTGGTAATACCATTTTGTTATTAGATTTACAATTAACAATCACTTTAATGTGACCGTCTGTATTATTGTTTCTTTTTGTGAAAGTTTTAAGTAGTGAGTTAGAAGTTCTATTCAATATTCCACACGAACCATACATCACCCAAACTAATCCAATCACATCTGTCTTATCTTTATAGTCATTAATAAACTCTTTAATATTATTGTGTTTCTTTAATATAATAAACTCATCACAATCATTAAATGCAACCCAATCATATTCTGTATTTGTATGTAGGAATGAATTATATACTTGTAACTGAACTGCTTTACCATCCCATTCTCTCTTCTCTAAGAAAGGTCTTTCAATATCTGTTCTCCAATCGTTTTGATACATAATAATCTTATCAAACCCTAATTTGTAATTGTAGTCTAACCATTCTTCTAAGTAATAGTCCTCCCACTTTGCAACAACTACTAACGCTACTTTAATTGTGGACATATAATATTCTGTTTACCTTTTTTATGTTTGCGTATTTAAACTTCTTTTGAAAGTCCTCAATGAAATACCAGTCAGCCCATTCGTGTTCTTTCTTTAGTTTTATTTTGTTTGCCATATTAGTCTTACACATAAAACTTCCTATATCTATCTTACCCAATTCTAATTTTGATTTGATTGGGATATACTCTTTGTTAATCCAATTATGAAGTAAGTCACAATAGACAAAATGTTGGTTGGTACTTTCTTTTAACATTAGGTCCACAAACTCAGGGACATAGTAGTTATCCTCACCAGTCATTACCACCCATTCCTCTGTTGCATTATTTAATCCGTATTGTCTTGGTGTATGTCCCCAATCATTATATCTCTCAGGTAGGATGGTAAGTTTAATCCTGTCATCATTAAAAAACTCCACAATGGTTTTCATTGCATCTTGTATCTCATCAGGTGGACAATCAGCAACGATGTGTGCTTTCCAATTTGGATTTGATTGTGCCATCAATGAACCAACGATGGTTATTAAATGGTTTACTCTTGCGTAAGTTGGTATTATAAATTCTATTCCCATAGTCAAAAACGAAACATTACTAACATTCTTAGTAAATTTTTTTAATCTTCTGTTATATTAATATTAATTGATATGGGTTCTCCTCCTGAAGTTAAATCTATCTTCTTTGGTGATTCCATTCCTAATATCTTTGTTATATCTCTTAGAACTTCAGATTCAACCCTACGGTTACCTGATAGTCTACAACGATTTAAAAGGTCATACAGACGATTTAATTGTTCGGATAGTATTTCCTCTTGGTTCTGTGCGTAACGTTCCTTTAAACGGTTCCTAACGTCCTTCCAGTAGTTTTCTGCCATCCTTACTGTTATACCCATTTCCTTTGAGAATTGATTCTTAAACTCATCATATGATTTTTTCTCATATAACATAAGTTCAAATGCACGATTCATTCTTTCCTCGTACTCTAATTCGTTTACTTTATTTTCTTTAGCCATATTATATTGAATTTACATAGTTTGTAAACTTTCTAACTCTTCCTCTTCCACAACCTTTACAGTTGAAGTTAAAGTCTTCACCGAATAAAAAGTTATACACCTTATTGATAAATATCTTTTTATCTTCCTTTACGCCACCAAATGATGTTAATTCTGCATATGCAAGTTTAATATCTTCTTTGGTTGGTATCCATATTGCTTCGTAATCAACTGTTGGTAGTGGTTCATTTATTTCTTTTTTCTTCTTACAGTCTGTACATCCTTTTTTCTTTTTACCAGGATTTTCAATTGAGTTTAGTTTTAGTTTCTCTAATCTTTCCATACTTCCGTGTTTGTCTATGTTTTAGTTCCGAGTTTGTCCACTTATTGGTTCTAGTATTGTTGGTGTTACCACAGGCAATACTATCTCTGGTTTCTTTTTACAATTGCATCCCATCTTAAACCTTATTTAACTTTAATGGTTCAAATGGACGGTACCCGTGCAGAACACCTTGATAATCAATATCCAAATGATCAAAGTTATAATACTCCAACTTGAAACCTGCTTCGGTTAGTTTGTTCTCACAAGATATTAGACAAGATAAATTATGGTACTCAATACCAATCTGTTGAACTGATTCTAAATAAGATACATCTAATGCGTTGATGAGTATCTCACTACCCTCAATGTCCATCTTAACTACCTCAGGTTTATAATACCCAAGGTATAGTTCAAACTTCTCAATCCTATCTACCATATCCATAATGGGTAGGAAGTTCTTTACAACGTAATTCTGTTTGAACCAGTCATATGATTGTTTATCACTATCAATACCCACAACATTCTTTGCTTTCATATTCTGCAAGAAATGCCAAGGTGTTGGTGTAAATTCTGAGTTTATTCCACATCCTAAATCTAATACCGATTTACCTTCTACATTTAAAAATCCCCAATGTATGTCTGGTGATTCACTTGTGATTGTTCCTTTTACTAATCTATCCATATCTATTTGTTTAATTTATTAATAATATTTGTTCTAATTGTATCCTTGCCTTCCCTAATATAACGAGAAATTGATGTTAAGGGAATAGTTGTCTTCTTAGATACTGCCTTCAATGAGTTGAGAGTTAGGTACATATCCAATAATGATTTGTGGAACCAATTTAATTCAGCATAGTTCTCCTCCAATAATTGATATAGTTCCTCCGTTTCAAATAGTTCTTGTTCCTCGCTCATATTCATTGCTTCAGTTAAATCTGAATATAGACAACGTTCCTTTCTGATTCTATAATAGTATGGTGACGTTTGAGAATAATAATTAACCCTCATAATTGAAGTGATATAATACTTTATACTATCATCACCGTAGTCTTTTAACTTTATAACATCCCTTTGATATAATTGTAGAAATACTTCGTGGAGTAATTCCCTTGATGTTTCTTCATCCTTCTTAGTTATTTTCTTTGCTATTGCTAACAATAAGTAATAGTTTCTCGTGATGAAACAATCAATTCTTTTATCCATCTATTAGTTTTTTTACATCCGTCAAGACTCCACATATTTCATATAGTTCTTCTTCTTGATTTGTTATTATTGAAGATTCAATTAATAACCCAAGTGCAAACATTCTATTAACCTCTGGATTTAATTGTTTATCTAATATTTCCAACATAAAGTTTAAAATTCCAATACATACAGCTTCCTTCTCCTCATCATTTAATTCAAAGTAGTCCGCAGGTATTTCAATTTCACTTAATTTAATTTTTTTCATAGTTTAACCATTTATAAATTGTTGTATCAGACAAACCCAATTCATCCGCAATATATTTATATGTTTTACCTTTAATTCTTAAAGCAACTGCTTTATTAAAAATTTCCTTTTTTTGAGGATTACGCCACATCAAAAATGGATAATCTTCAAATGATTCTTTAGTTGGTTTAGTTTTGATATTAATAAATACTCCGTCGCTGGTCTTTATCCCATCCTTCCACCAAATTCCATTCTCTTCGTTGAGTTTCCATCCAATTGCTTTGAGAATATTGTATGTTGCTTCCTTTTGATATTCATCAACCCATTCGCCAGGGTTTTCTTTGCGGTACAAACTACCACCATTTTCTTCTAGTTCTTTTAACCTATCTTTTTTTGACCTCTCAACTTCTTTTTTATTAACACAAGGTCTGCAATCCAAATAAGTTTTCTTTGAACTTTGATAATAATAATATTCTGATTTTAATTTCCATTCCTGACAAGTTCTACATTGTTTATAGTTCTTATCATTGGATAGGTCTGGTTGTGATTCTTGGACTACTGGTTGAATTATCTCTGGTCTAATGGATACTTGTATCAATTTGGATTCTAATCGTTTTAAACGTCTTCTTTCGTTATGTTGAGTATTATGACATAATGTACATTCTTTTCTGATTCTAAATTTCTGCTGCGTTGAGTGCCAATACGTTTGAAATTCTTTATCTTCTTTATCAATTTTACATTTTGTACATATCTTCATTATAAATATCTGCGTTTTAACCAAAAATCCCAGCATCGTAGGAAAATGGAAGCTAACCTAGTGCTGGGATAAACAAGTATTTCACTAACTGTTATATATAAATATAACTAAAAAAAATCAATTAATCAATATCTGGTCTAATTGAAAGGATGCTTTACTGATTGGGTAGTATCCACTATCCTTTTCTATTTTGGTACCTGAACCTTCAAAGTAAGTTGACTTAGCCATTTTATTATAATCCCATATTGGTTCTTCTAATTGCTTAATATCAAATACAAATATTCCCTTTGGGGTTGAGTTAATGTAATATGCATTCTCTTTTTGCATTAAAGCATTCCACTTACTTCTTTCAATTAATAAAGCATCCCAATGTTTTGGTCTGCACTTACCTTCTATCCAAGTATTAGTAGTGGGCACGTACCAGTCTATTATTGAATTTGGATTGGTTAAATTATTATCAACAATATCTGTCCAGTACTTTTGCAATAACTGGAACAAATCTGCTTCTTTTAAGTTGGATAATATCTTTTCTCTATTTACTGCCATACTTATAAATATTATGGCTTTTATCAAAGTTCTAAAAACTTTGAATTTTGTTTTTCTTCTTTAGTTCTAGATACTAGCAAGATGATATTATCAACAGTGCTTCGTTGAGATTGTTCTAAAGTTAATATAAATTCAATGTGCTTCCTCCTATCGGTTGGGATTAATTTATAATAATCTTTCAAAGATACTTCACCAGTTCTAAAATACCACTGGCCACATTTAGTTAAATTTTCCATACTAGTTTTTATTTAATTGTTTTAGTTCTTGTTTTTGTTGATATTCAAATTTTAATAATTCATTTCTTTGTTCTGGTGTTAATTCATCAAAAGGTTTATCAGGTATTTCCTTATCTAATTCCTTATGTGGTAATTTATTTAATTCATTATTTAATATAGGGTATATAATACTGCCAACTCCACCGACTAATGAAGTGTCGGAGTACCGACTAATACCGTTCGGTTTACCGACTAATGGGTTCGGAGTACCGACTAACCTATTCGGTTCACCGACCATCTTCAATGGAACGATAGTTCTTCTTTCTTTACCATTTACCATTACTCTTTCACATTTAATATAACCTAATGTTTCCAATTTGGTAATTCGTTCACTTGCGGTGGTTCTACTTACTCCCAACATATAACCCAATTTACTATTGGATATATATACCTCTTTGTTATTATTGTGAAATGAATAGATTAGTGCAAGTGTCATCTTATCACTATCCTTCAATTCTTTGTTTTGCAAAATGGTATATGGTACCATTAAGAATTGTTCTTCTGTTTTATTTTTCATATCTAATAAAAAAGGGTCATCAAATACTCACTGTGCTTCACTTCAGTTTTCTTTGACAACCCTTAAAATCTTTAATGTCCGTATTGTGAAGCAGGACTTATATATTGTAAATATACATATTTTTTTCAAAAGATAAAATTTTTGTCAAATATTTTTTTATTTCAAATAATTTATGTAGATTTGTATAAACAAAACAGATATACAAATGGCAAACAACAACACAACTCAAGACAGCATTGTTAGACAATCCTCTCTTAAATTCGTACAAGATTATCAAAGAACAATCGGTACACCACTAACTCTTAAGGAAATTTTAGGTATTACCAACGTAATTGTAGACTATTGTCAAAATGGTTACAGTAAAGAAGTAGGTGAAAGAATATCTAAAATAGATGAACATATTCAAAATAAGTTTGAAGAAACACCATAAATGTTTTTTTTGTTACGTAAAGTGAAAATTGGGGACCTGGTGTTGGTTCCCTTTTTTTTTATAAAACATTTTGATTTTTAAATTATTTTTTGTATAATTATAAATGTGGGGGGAGTCTTTTATATTCTGTATATTCTATTGATTGCCATCTCTGACGAACCCCACGTTCTTTTTAATAGAAGTGAGATTTTGTAAAAAGATAAAAACCCTGAAGATTCTGTCCTCAGGGTTTTTTGTTATTTAAATTGATTTTAAGACTACTTCTCGTCCCATTTGGACTTACATATCGCATACGCTTGGTCCGTGTCATATTCGTTACTTATATCACCAATACAACGACTTATATACTTGTCTTCTTCCTCATCTGATTCAGGTGATGGAATTGGGAATCCTTCCTTCTTTATTTTTGATTGTTCTTCTTTGATTGGAACACAATTTGGTGAACCATCATCTTTTAAACCAATTGGTTCATAACCTTCCCAACAAGGGTTTGGTTCAATTTCTAATTTCTTTGGTAATTTAATCTCAAAGTTATTTAACTTTAATTTTATTATATTTTCTAATTTCATATTACTTTGTTAATTTTAAATATTCTTTGTAGGTTAATTCTTTGTTCATTAAATATACACTATTGAAGTTATGACTAATCCATCCTGTTAATTTTAGATGGTCAATATTCATTTTTTTATGTAAATCCATTTCAAGTATCCTTCTGAAATACTCGTGTTTACCTGTCATATTTAATTCTTCTTCGGTTGGTTGTGGTAACTTATCTATCATAATCCATTATGTTTTTTTAGTTTTCTATTCTCATTCATTAAATTCTCAACCTTTGTTTCAAGGTCTTGAACTTTTAGATTTAACGATTGTATTTCCGTCTTAAGGTCCTCAATAATCTTCACATATATACCAATAGACAATTCAAGGTTTCTAAGTACTTGATTATCAGTCTCAGCATCACTACGTCTTTTACCAACGAAGAATGCTGCGATACCTGTTAATACGTTTGATATGAGTAATAATATTTCTGTGTTCATATTAATAGCAATCTTGACAAGGAGGATTTTCATTTTGCAACTCAGAATAAACTGATATACCTTTTCTGGCAATGTCACTTGTTGAATATCCTTTTCTTGTTGTATGTTTTAAGAATATACCATTGTTGTACTTTTGGCTTCTATCAGGAATCATACCATCAATTGTAGATTGAGATACGTAATCAGGGAATTGATTTTGACCACGACCGATTAATAAGTAATCTTGTAGACGTGTCATATAAAAGTCAGCACGTTGTTTTTGAATAGTACGAAGATACTTCATAGTTTCAATATCAACAGATGCCGCATTCTCCATAGTTCCTTCCACAATACCTCTGTTCATCGTTCTGTACATCAATTGTGGGATACATTGGAAGTAAGCCTGTTGAATTAAAAATGGTTGAATATAATCATTAACCAAAGTTGTTTCAGCTGCATTAAATGTATTACCTGTTGATGTTACTTGTGATAATAAATGGTTATAGAACTTTGTACCCAATATTGTCTGTAAGTCAATATCCTGCGCAATTTGTATTTCTGCTTTAAGAACATCCATATCAACATTTTTATTGATATTGGTAAAGTTCTTTAGTTTTGTTTCTGATATTAATAAAACTCCCATTTATAATTAATTTAAAATTGTTTCTTCTTCTCCCAACCAAACATTACATTCTTCTTCTGTTAATCCGTAACCACTCATCAACATATGTATTGCTTGTCCTCTTGTTATTTTTTCTTTGTTATATTCTCTAACGATTCTCATTAGGTTTTGATATTCTCTTCCTTTCAATCCTTTAATGTTTTCATTGATAATTTGTGCTTCAGCTTCCACTGGAACTACAGGTTTATCAACAACTGTTGGATTTTCATTAATGTCACCAACCAAGAATAAACTTAATGGTTTAATTTCAAATGTAGTTGGTGTTCCAAATTTCAATGAAACTAACTTATTAAATGATGGTAATAAACAAGATTGGAATGGCATAATTACCATTTTACGGAAATATTCAGAATGTTCTGTAATTTCATTTGCTCCACCTAATCTACCAGCTGTTGCAATACCAAATAATTCTGCACTTGATACTCTGTGTGCAGATAATATAGAACGAGTAATATCATCATTTAAACTTTGATAGTAAGTATCTGAATCATTACGAGGAATTTGTGTAATTACAGGTGATTGTTCTTGAGATTCATTGAATGAAATAATTGCTTGACCAGCATTATCTGTACCACCATATTGAGATTCTAACGCTCTTACCAATGTTCTTTGTTCTTCTTCACCAGGGATACCATTATTGTAGTTAATCCATAATGAAGGAACCATACCTTTACGTAGGTTATTCATATGGAAGTTTTTTGATTCAATATCAATTTCAATTGCACGTTGACCAGCAGACCAATCAGGTACTGGATAGTATGTTAAAGATGGTTGATAAGATTTATAATAATAAACTTGGGATGCCGCACCTTTATCTTGATTAAATGTTGGATATTCTTCAGGTGGATATTTCTTTAATTGTCTCCAATCTGCTGAATAGAAATAAGATTCAATCTCATCATCATCGTTTAATTTACCACTACGTACTCTACTAAAGTCTAAGTGATAAATTTCAGCAATAGTCTTTCTGTCTTTAGACCAAATAACATTCAAAGAATAACCTCCAAACATCATAAAGTCCAATGCACATTTTCTCATTACATCCTCAACGTTTTCCTTACCATTAACTAAATTGATAGTTGCCATTGGGTTGTTTAATGAAACAATTCCATCCCCCATAATTTGATTTACTTTTGATGTGATAATTGCTTTATGTATTGCACAATTGTCATATAAATCTATAAAGTATTGTGGAAGTAAATTGTTTTCACCATAGTAAACCCAAGGTGATCTTTGTAATACTTCTGAAAATACTGGTATTGACGCTTTTTGAAACGCAATATTTTTAAATTCTGCTTTCTTTATTTCACTCATAACTATTCTTGTATGTATATATAATTTTCGTTTACTTCATTAGGAGAGATATATTCAGTAAATGCAGGTGCTTCTACTGTTCCCTCTAATATAGCAATACCAGTAAATACCAAAGTTGTTCCATTACCATAAATGTTCAATTGATATTCACCTTCATAATTTAAATCGTCATTATTTAATGGTAATATAATTTCACAATAACGAATGTTCTGTGCATATTGACTTAGATTACTAGTACTAACTGTATAATTTTTAACTTCTTTTGACATTATATGTGTAAACTCCAATGTATAACTACTAAACGATGTTGTAGTGTTATTATTGATATTCATTGTCAATTCGTTCTCTTGTCCTTTTTGAATGTATAACATATTTTATCTCTATATATCTAAATATAAAAAAAACCAAAGTGAATTGGTATAGCATAAAAAAAGGGGCGTAATGCCCCTCTTTTCGATTGGATTAGATATAGAAATTCGGTCCACAACAGACCTACTTTTTTTTTATCAATTAGTCATTAAAACCACCCGCAGTAAAGATAGAAGATAAAACTCCTGAAATTACATTTGCTGGTTGTGGTTCTTGACCTGTAAAAATCATTTCAAAACCATTTCTATCACCGAACGCTGTACCTGTAGCAGCAGAACCACCACTTAAATACATACCGTTAACTTGACCTAAATAATATTGAACGTCATTTTGGTCAACCGCAATAATTTGAATTTGATCGTTTTGACCTAATACTTTTAATTGGTTTCTTTTTTCTTGGTCATATTTGAATAAAACCGCAGTTAAAACTTGTTCCCAATATATTGTACCATTCTCAAATGACTTAGTAGTATTTTGTGATAAACTTGAAGTATTTCTCTTCAATTCAAATTGAAACCAAGTACCTGTACCTGAAATACCAGTAATTGAAGCTGAACCACCTGAATATGTAATTCCTGAAACAGAAGGTTCAGTAGCACCTGTAGCGCCTAATACATATATAGTTTTAATACCACCAATACCGTCAGAACAACCTAATTGAACACCTGAACTTATATAGCAAGACATATATTTTTATTATTAATTTTTTTGTTTATGTTTTTAAAAGGGGGGATTTTATCCCCCCTTTAATATTTTTCTTAGATTATGCTAAGTTGTTAGTAGCGAAGTACGCTGTAGAACCGAAGGTTGCGATTTGAGCACCATAGTTATAGTTTGCTCTTAAACGTAACTCATCAAAATCCTTAGAGTACCAAATTACTAATTTTTCGTGATCAGATAACAAATCGAACCCGACAACTAGGTACTCACGTGGACCGATAACTACTTGGTTAGAACCGTTCAAACCAATGGTAGGAACAACTTTAACGTTAGTGTTTGGATGAGTAGCTTCCATCATTGCTGTAATATCAGTACCACCGATATAGTTAGCGAAGAAGTTAGCTCTTGTTAATGCTTGTACATATAAACGGAAGTTAGCATAAGACATAAATACTACTAAGTCTTCACGGCTCATTGCGTTATCGTCTAATACGTTGATTAACTTGTCAACTTCTGTGATAGGGTTACCTGAAGTACCATAAGATGCAGATGAACTGAAAGTTACACCGCTTGAGTTAGCAACACCAGTTGTACCTGTGCTAATCAATGTTTTGAAACCATTGAAACAAGATGAACCAGTTGTAGCTTGCCACAATTGTTGCTCAATTCTTTGTTGGATTTGTTTAACTTTTAAATCAGCAATTTGTTGTTCAAATGGAACTGACTCAGATGTTTGACCTGGAGCCATTAACATTGATTGGTATGTGTCATACAAATCTTTGTAACATAATGCTTCGTTATACTTCTCAGGACAAGTTGTGATATTAGCTTGTGTGAAAGTTGTAGTACCTGATGGTTCCCATCCGCAAGTACCGTCGTTGAAATACGCTGTAGAGTTTAAAAGGTTCAACGCTTGTGTTCCTTTGATACCTAAACGTACGTTTGCGTAACGTGCAGTTGTACCACCGATTAACGCTTTTGAAAGCAATTCTCCACCAACTTGGTCAACATATGAACCAATGGTTGATACTGAGTATGCAAATTCTTCTTTTGATAAAATTTTCATTTTTTTATTTTTTTTTTAAATTATTTTGTGTTATTTCTTAATGACATAATCATAGCGATTTTGTCATCCATTTCATTAACTTTTTCTTGTTTATTAAAATCTGTTTTACCGTTAGCTATCTTTTTAGCTGCTGGTTCACTTTTGAACGAACTGAATTGTGCTTCAACGTCTTTAACTTTTTCTTCTAAAGAACCCATCTTTTCATACATTTTCTTTACAAAGTCTTTTAACATTTCTAACATTTCCATTTCTGGTCCAATTGGTCCTTCGGCAACTTTTGCTTTAGGTTCTCCCTCTGGCATTGGTTCTCCTTCTCCATCTTCCTCCATTTTTTCTTCAACTGATACGATTAGACCGTCTTTAGTTTCTACTTTACTTCCGTCCTCAAGTTCGTGTACACCATCTGGTGCTGGAATTTCAGCATCAGGAGTAACAACAACAACTTTAGCACCTTCTAATAAAGCATCACCTTCAACTTTAATTTCTGTACCGTCTACTAATTTAGCGCCGATAAAAATTGCTTCAACCAATGTGATTTGACCGTCTTTAACCTCAATATTGAAGTTTTCAACTAATCTGTAAGAACCATCTTCTAATGCAACTTGTTCAAATTCTTCATTAATTTTAGAGATTTT